CTGTTACCCGAGCAAGTCGAAAGTCGCCTTTGCCTCCTTCAAACGCTTTGGCGGCCTTGCGGGCCTGCTTTTGGCGTTGTGCATATCCAGCCTTTTCGCGGACTGCGGCTCGCTCGTTTTCCTTACGGAGATAATAAGCGATTTCGTCCTGTGACGATCTGCTTTTCTTACCCCCCCTTACGATGATATTTAGACTCATTTAAATGGAAAAAGGGGAGCCGGTCTAACCCTAAACCGGCTCCCCAATAACAACATGAACGATAATAAACCCGAAATGTTTAAACGATTGACCCCAAGGCTCTAGGATTACCTACACGAAGCGTAAGCATTGCCTCAGTGAAAGCTCTTTTGCCGGCTCCATTGTCAGGAAGATCCACTACGGAAATGCCTTCAAGAAACTTGAGGGAAACAGTGTCATCGTCAGGAATCAAGTAAGCACGATCTGTGTTTACTGTTCCTTCTGCTGTGTCAGGACTGGAAGCCGATCCATTTACACGACCCAAGAAAAGGTCAGGAATGATATCGATAGAGCCAAAATCGCTGACATAATGAAGAACTGAATTAACCAAGGTTTTACCACTCAAGTCCTGAGTAAAAGAATAAACAGGATTGTTGGAAACTGCGGCACGGGTGTAGTCAGTAATGGCGTTCATTACTGCTGGACCAGCGTACAATTTGTAAGAACCTTTAGCACCACTTGCAGTATAAACAGCTTGCAGTAATCCACGAAAAGCAGACTCAGTTAAAGAACCAAGACTTACGCGAGATCCACTTACTGCACGAAATGCTTGTTTAGCACTTGTATCGAAAGTATTTCCGGTCGCACTCGGATTTGACCAAGTCCCTAACCCGCAGAGGGTAGCTCCAGCGGAAGAAGTTCCGGCGGCTTGATCGTTTCCTGAAGCGATAGCTGTTTCGATTGAGCGTTTAAGCTGAATTAAACTCTTTGCTTTGGAAGCGTTGAATAATCCACCCTGTCCACCAGGAGCGACATCAATCATCTCAGCCTGACGCGAGACGGAGAATATATCTCTGATGGTTTGGACTCGGTTACCAAGTCTTGCTCTTGAGTCGATCAAGTTAGCGGCATCGGAGATCGTAAGATCAACGCCGTCAATTGTTCCGCCAATCTCGGGGTCTGCGAGAGAGTCTACCAACCACTCGTTAAGAGTTGCCTTTGGAGCTTCGGATTGTGAGAGAGTAGAATACAGAGGTGTTTCAGTAGGCTCTACGGTTTTCAGAAGTGATTCTAAATTTTCGCGAGCACCCTTAGCACTTGTTACATTGTATGAAGTAGCAATAGCCATTTTAAGTATTTCCTTATTTTAAGATTTCAAATTTTAGTCCGCTAGAAATGCGGCAAGATCGTTAGCCGAGAGTGGTCCTTTCCGATCCAGGATTTTTGCTTTTTCTTTCTGCTTCCGAGTCGCTGAGTTTTCGATTGGCGGGGATGCATCTCCTCCATCTGTGGGAGGTGGAGCTTTACGCTTTTTGACTACCTTCTTGGGAGCCTTTGCGGTTTGCTCGGTTTTTAATGCTTCTATCCCTCTAACAAGAGTGGCGGCGATAAAGTCACCATTGGGGAGGTTATCCAGTACATTGCCGTATTGGTTTCGTAACTGGTTATAGGTTTCTCTACGGGATTCGGATATGTCATCATCTTGCGATGAATCCATCCATGGATGGGTATTGATTGTATCCCTACTCCACTGGCTTTTTTCCCTTAGATACTCACTCCTCTGAGGAATCTTTTCGGTAAGGTATTCGTCAGCCTGGGTAAGAATATTACGAATATCATCATCGCTATATTCCTTGCCATCGACCTCTACGAAATCCTTGCCTATGTGTTGAAGTGCAAATTTCTTGGCCGCCTGTGCTTCCCGTTTCAAATTTTCCAAGTCTTCAAAAGACTGGATATTTTCTAGCTCGGGTTGAGCAGACTGTTGGCTACCACCTGATTGATTTGTCTTTAGATTATTAATCTCAGCTTTTAAGGCCTCGACGGTTTCTTCCGCACTTTTCGCTCGGGCAGTCAGACGATTGATTTGTTTCAATGTCTTCTTCATCCCTTTCGAAGTGACTTCCGCCTCTTCTTCAACCTCTTCCTCTTCGGTATCCTCCTCCGTTTCCTCTTCTTCAGATTCTTCGGTTACAGACTGTGAAAGAACATCTTCATCCTGGTCGGCAGATGCTTCTGCTTCTTCGGGAGTCTCGGTGACTTCCGCTTTAGCCTCATCCGCCTGTTGAGCCTCCTGATCCGTTTCGACCTGTTCGACAAAACTTGCCGCCAAATCTTCCACCGATAGTGGGCCTCGTACTTGATTGTTTTCTGCTCCCGATTGTTCAGCCGGAGCCTCGCTTATAACTGTTTCTGCCATGATTTCTGCGTTTGTTAGTAGAGTTCGCACTCTCTTGCTTGTATCTGCGGAGCAGATATGCCCCGCCAGTGACAATTATAGCAGTTTAAAAAGCAGTTTTGTCAGGTAGCCCGAAAAATTTTCCAGTTGTCTTTAAATTTCTCATGCTTGGCTTTAGAATCAGGGTTGTGAGGGTATAATCCGATCCTTTTTGCCCCGTCTAATTCCATGCATGGGATGTTATAAAAAATGTTTTCATCTTCGACATATGCCACCAATATGTCTACTTTTGTGCAGTCTATCGACTCTTTGCCGGTCGATCCGCTGGAGGTCGTTACCATGTACCGACCCAATCCACCCCGTTCCTTATCCTTCGACTTACTCTCAGTTCCTTTTATCTGAATCTTGAATATCTTGCCCGCCGAGTTCATCACCAGGCAATCCTGTGGCAGATAATCGCCTAGTGGGACAAAGACTTCCAGCCCATGCTCGAGGGCTTCCGAAAAGAACTTCTGCTCGTAGAGGCTACCCTTCCTCTTCATCATCGTCATCATCCTCGAGCACCATATCGCACTCGAAATCGACAACATCCTCATCCAACCACTCCTCGAGATCCTCCATAGCGATTTTAGCGATCTCAGTATCCTCAATGTCGGACTCTTCTATCCAACGATTGATCAATGCCCTGTGGGCGTTTTTAAACTGCTGATGGGGTGTCAGTTTCGGCATTATCCAACGCCTCCAATATTCGGGTAAGTCCTGCAATCTCTCCCGATAGACGGGCAAGCTTCTGCGGATTGTCCACATGAGTATAGTCCTGAAAATCAACCAGGCACATATCCCTCTGTTCTTTAATAAAGTCTTTAACCACTACCCACTCGGTTTGTTCTCCGAGTCCGGCAACTGCATCTCCTAGTGTCATTTTTTCCTTCTTACGGGTTTTACTCTTCTTCCCATTCCTACCTTCGATTTCTCAGCTTTCTTTCGTTTCAGTTGGCTTTTACTCATCTCCGATTTGGTCTTGGGTGTTTTACTCGAAACTCTTTTGGTTGGCCGGCAGTATTCATTAGACTTGCCCTGACCGCATGGTTTGCCGGTCCGTGTATCCTGCCATTTCTCAGCACCCCATCTTTTCAACGATGTACCCTTGGCGGTCTTGCGAACCTGTCCTTTGGACTTCCGGCACTTGGCGATTTGTTGCGATGCCCGAGCAGATGGGAATACCTTTACCCGAGCCTTTACCTTCTTATAGCAAGCGTCCTTTGGCATCTTACCACTTCTTGCAGGACCAGTATCCTGCTGTTAGCTTTGATTTCTTCTGATCGCACTTGTGCCTAGCTCGAAAAGATTTACGGGCATCAGGATTAGATTTACGGATCTTCATATTTGCATCCCCAAACCTAATTGTCTTGGTCTTGCCATTCTCCGATGCTAATACGACAAATTTCTTCTTCCCATATGAAGGTTCACCCTTTCGGATGCGTCTAGGGGAGTTGACCTTAGTCGGTTTACTCACTTTTTCTTTTTCTTCTTGAGCAATTTCTTAACAGTCGGACTCATTTTCTTCCGTCCCATTGCTTTTGCTTTGTTGGAAGGCCGTCCAACCTTCGATCCGTAAGTTCCTTTTCCGTATGGCATGATATTATTCCTTTCGATTAAGCGGCCATCGATGTACCTGGTACATTGCCGGGGGCTGTCCCTAGTTGGCCAATTAAAGCGTTTCTTTGTTGAGCTTGCTGTTGCTCGAGTTGTCCTGCGTAAATCTGAAGTCGTTTTGCAAAGTTTTCGTCTTCCTGCATTCGTCTTTGGATATCTTCGGCTGGAATCTCTTCTGTGCCGGTAAGATATTGCTGGAGGACTTGCATCCGCAGTTGCGAGTTTGCTCCCTGTGGGGCGTTGACAACTTGGCCTGAATAGATTTTGGCGAGATCGGCGGATGTTTCTTTGATTTCTTTATCAGTTGCCTCCTGTGCTGGCATGATTAATTGCGATGCTAGGTTAGGATCAATCGCTTCCAGTACCTTGCGAAGATAAACATCGTAACGAGCAGTTCCCTGGCGGTCATACTGAGCCATCAACTTACCAACCGTATCGAGCTTTTCGATCACCTTGGATTCATCCTGGTTCATCGAGTTCCAACTAATATTAAAATCATATAACTCAGCAGTTTCGTCTAAAATTAACTGTGCTCCCTGCTCGTTATTCGTAACCCGAAACCAAATCATCGGTCCGCTGTAAGTCCGATCCAAGCACCATACACGCTTCAAAACTTCCTTCCATCCACTGAGCCAACAGTTGACCAAATGCTGTTTTATCACATTGGCTTCCACCGCATCGTCAGGTCCAGTCGCCCGTCCTGTTACACGATCACATAACTGGCGGATTTGCATCTCCACCTGTGTCGATGCAGGTGAATATTTCGGGGTTTCCATCCATCCAACTTCATCCCTACGGCGAACAGGAATCTGTGCTCCTGGTCCGATCCTTTCAGGACGGCGACCCAGGCTGTAAAGAAATGGAGGCATCGTTGTCATCGATGCGGCATCGCGTCTTGCGTCCATCTCTGTTTTAGCCGCAATCTGATAACTCTTCAGTAACTCAGGGTATCCGCGAGAGTCCAGTAAACGATGGTTTAAATGCTCTCTCGTGATACATACGAATGGATACCTGCCCTCATCATACCCAACCGGCTCATGGAATCCTGCTTCATCCATTTCGTCCGTCCAGCAGGTCTTGGTAACCACAGGAACATCATCCTCGTCCAACTCCTTGCGGTAGGTGGTAACTACCCGAATCAGCCCCTCGTAGTGCTGACTACCATAGCTTGTGCCATAGTCATAATGCATAGCCGAGTCGCTGTATCTCTCCTCGTAAAAGTCTTTTGCCTTCTCAATCGCTTCATCAATCCACGCTTCATCCCATCCCTCGTTTACCTTCTGCTTCAACGCTTCAGGGGAATAATAATGAATACAGTGAATGCTCCTGGCGGATTCCAAATCGATTACATTGCTGTCCACGATCAATTCACGCCCTAACTCATAAGCCTTAACTGCCGGACGATTTACGACCACTTTTTCGGTCGGAATTTCGGTCTCACCATTCTTCCGCAACTCATTAAGCATCTTCTTAACCCTACGCTTTTTGAGCTTCGGAAAGAGGGGATAAAACATTTCCTCGACTCCCTCCTTCATCTCGGGATCTTCTATCGCCATTGCCAATTCAGGCGACTGCTGGGCAATCTGCTCGAGGCTGATCGGTTCAAATTTTCTCGCCTTCTCCTGCTTCCAGTAAGTACCGAAAAAGGTCACCCCGTTCTGTAATAAATAATTCGCTCCTATCGATGACTCCCTCATCAGTTCATCCATCGTCCCCATCCGCCAGCGAAGAAACTCCGTCACCAACTTGGCCGATGCAATGTCTCCACTCTCCACGGGAGCCGCCACCAGGTTAGCCTTGGTCAACGCCTGGGTCAGCGTGGCCACATCGCCATCGATTAATGGATTGATCACATTCGGATCAAGGTCGGAGGCTCCATCAAAAGGAAATGCTTCAGGTCCACTCTTCTTGCCATCACCCGTCTTGCCTGCCCACTCGTTGAATCGAACCTCCCGAGCATCTTCTGCTTTATCCATCCATGTAGATAAATTCGCTTTTGCCCGCTCAAACTCAAACTTGAGTTCATCCACATCAGGCTTGTCTTCAAAAATCTGTACTTCGTTCTCCATCACTTTAATTTTCCAATCTTAACATTTTTAATTTAAAATTTCTCATGGCTTTGGACTGAATCCGATCAATCGTATCCTTCCCTACACCCACAAAGTCAGCTATCTGTTCCAAGGTGAAATTTTCTACCTCTCGCTCCTCCTCCATCGCCTCCAATGCCTCCTCCACAACCATCTCCCGAAGCATCAGATCGATCCTCCGTTGCATCTGTGCCTCCGTCTCATGCTTTCCGATACAGATCATCCTCCCCCTCAATTTTTTTAACCAGCACCATGCTCTTAGGCGGATGGTTATCATTTGGCCTCTTAATGCACCTTCCGATCCCCTCCTTATGCTCAAAGTATATAAGCATCATCCGAACATTCGGGACCATCTTCAAGACCCTCGCCTCCTCAATCTCCACAGTCTTCTTTACCTCCTCGAGCGGGACCACCGGCTTGCTGTCCTCTTTATATATCCTCTGAGCAGTCGATCTCGAACACCTCGCCACTTCTGCCACCTTCGGCCAACTCATGCCCGCATTCCTCGCCATTACGATCTGTTGCCTGACTGCCTTTGATATCTGTACATTTTTCTTACCCATCAATAACTCCCTCCTCCAGTTGCCACCA